ATTGACGATATTACGCGCACGGGCAACGCCAACAGCTGTGCCGCCACGGCCATACTCACGCCGCCACTCAAGGCCGCGCTTTGCCGCTGAAACCATTCCGTCAGTCGGTTTGTACGGCATCGTCAGCCTCCGCTGGCACAGGTTGCTTGTCGCCAAATGGCTGGTAGGCCATCTTCAGTCCGTATTCTTCCGCTAGGTCTTGATCTCGGTTAATCTGGGCAAACGTATCTTCTGCGTCACGACCATAGTTTGCCGCAATGTCAGAATGGCTCAGGATGCCGTTTTGCAGTCCAACAACAGCAGCGTTGATTTCTTTCAGCGGGTCAACCCACTGGAACCCACGGCCACGCCAAGTCACGTCCTGCGTGAACTTGAAGAACTTATTATCACCACTGATCGGAATATAGCCAAAGTCCATCACATGCTTCAGCCATGTGCGGTACATTGGGTCAAGGAAGTGATCAATCATAAACCGATGCAGGGTCTTATAGAAATCACGCTCTTCTAGCGCACCCTGACGGATTGACGAATAGCTAGTTCCTTCAAGGTCATTCGCCAGTGATGTATAGCTAACACCCAAACCACCAGCGATACCGCGAATGATAGACTTCTCAAAGTCAGCATAGGCTGATGTCGGGTGTGACGGGTCAAACGCTTGGAATGATACGCCAGCAGGCAACTGCGCAAATGTACCAGCAGATGCCTCAAAGATTGGCGATCCAGAGCCATACTCGCCCTCAAATCCGTCACCCATAAATCCATCACCAGCAGGCGACGTAAAGAAGCCCATCTTGGACGCAGCGGTACGCGCCGCAACCAACTCAGCCTCACGATAGCCATGCAGCATCTTCAGCGCAGAAATAGCAGCGGTTGACCAAGGCACACCACGGGTCTGACCCGCACGCTCCATGCGGTAAATGTGCATCATCTCGTCAGCAGGCACACGAGTGTATTTTAACTCAGAGCGAGGCATCATGTAATCATAATCGCCCTTGTGGACGCTAGTTACCCAATATGCCACAGGACGCTTGGTGTCTTTATCCAACTCAACGCCCATGCGGATTTGGTTGCCGTTGGCTGCAAGTTCATTCTTTTCCTCATCAACCCGATCAGGCTCAATGATGTTTAACGCAATACCGTGACGCAGATAGTTACCCTTCACGATACGCAAGAAAACCTCGCCATCGCGAGCCATTCCAGAAATGATGTGGTTGCACAGGTCAACCATCGACATGCGGCCATCAATCGTTGGGCCACCCATGCGGCAAAACTCTTTCCAAGCACCCTCAATGATGTTGTTGCCAGCACGATCAATCGAATTATCTGGGTTGCGACCCTTTACTTGCAGATTGAAGCCATTTTCGCCAACAACATTGACCCGCAGCAACTGCAAGTATCTGCGGAAATATTCATTGTTACGCTCTAAGTCACGGCTGCGATTGCGAATATCACGCAATGCCCATCTGATTTCACTGTCTGCGCTGCGATTTGACCCTATAAAATCACCAAAAAGCCGCCCCTTACCTGCGGCGGCATAATTACGGCGCTGCGGCTTACCCTTTGACCGCTTGAACAGGTCTAAAATCCCCATCAGACAAACCTCACTTTAACGGTAGCACCGTTGGTCTTGCCGCGCTTGACCAGTTCGCGGTTATTGTGCTGAACAACTTCCGCTTTGAACCGATCACGGGCATTCATTAATTCATCAAACGTCATTTTCGAGATTGAGCGACCACCGATGCTATAGTTTGCAACATCGCTGTCAGCCTTACCCTCAAGGATCGTCTGTATCTTATCAACCATGATCTCCGCATGGATGCGCGGATCAGCTTGGTTGTCATCCATATCTGGGATAGCTTCAAAGTCACCGCTATCAACGACAATGCGATTGCCAGATGATGTTTGCGTGATTTCTAGCTGCCAGTGGTACTTGCCCGCGACAAATGCAGCAGATGTGGCACTGTCTACAGTAAACAGGTAATAATCTGCACCCTCAGTGCCAGCCAACTTGATCTCGCTAGCCCCGCCACCAGTGATACGAGCAACATACTCAGCAGAGTGTGTCGCAGGCGGGTAATCGGTTGCGATGTCAGATCGCTTCCACTGGATAAAGTCCCCAACTGTTACTTCAAGAGGTTCGCCCTCTGGCGCGTTAGCTGGATCAAATAGGTTCGCCATTACTTAAACCCGTACACAAAACTGTTTACGCGCGGCTGCTGCATTCGGGCAGGCGCACCTTCTCTTGCAGATTGTACCCTATTTAGTGCCTGTTGCGCAACCGCTTCTATATTTACGTTCAGAATGGCCAAAGCTGCCGTAGCGTAGACACGGCAGTCAAGCGCCTCGTTGCGCGTTCTGATCTTCACCCATTCCATTCTAGGGCGACCCTTAAAGTATTTCGTTACCTTCTTCTCAGCGGTCAACATGCGGAAATATTCCTCACCACGATCCGCTGGGAAATGACAGTAACCATCCCCTTCATCGGTCATCTTCAGGCGAGCATACACTAATTCCTTCGCTGTATCTACACCGACAGGAAATAAGTTTATCTTACCGATATTATTCTTTGTCGGGCGACCCGCTATCGGCTTTCCTTCGCCACCAACACCCTTGATCGCGAATACCCTGCGCCCAGCGCGTAACTTGCAGTAATTGTAAACCTGTTGCGTATAGTGACCGCCACTGTCCACGCAGGTGGCCCTGATGATCATCTCGCCGTAAACTGGGTGTTCGAATTTCTGTTGCAACACGCTGTCGAGGCGGTTCCACAGTTCGCTGGTGGATGGATCGCCATACAAAGCACCATAAGCTATCGACCAACTTTCCTCTCCTCGACCCCAAGCAACGATCTCATATTCAAGGCGGTCATCCTGAGTATCGACCCCGCAGGTAAGCATAACACTTTCCTCTGGCAAAGTATCGCCCCAATCCTCGCGGCGATCCATCAGGTCATATTCATCTAGCCTTTCGCCTTGTTCTTCCCAAGTTTCACCAAGAAACGTGTTTACCCACGTCTTTAGCCGCATTGGGTCACGTTTTGATGCCAGAAAGTCGCGCACACTGTCCTCAAGCGGGGTCCAAGGCGAATACAGGCCAGAAAGGTGAAAACCAGCGGTTTTTCCGTCACCAACAGACGTTGCGCGCCACTCACCATACCGAATTGCCTGAAAACGCTTCGCATCAGTCCATGTCACACCACAATGATCGCACATGTACTCTGCGGTTTGCGGTTTGGCCTCATCCCAGCGTACATTCGCCCATTTCAGCACCTGATGCTCACCACAGTCAGGGCATGGAACGTAATATTTGCGCTTGTCGCTCTCTTCATACGCAGCCTCGATGCGGGAATGCCCTTTTTCTGTCGGGGTGCTGACCAGAATGATCTTTCTGTTCCAGAATGTAGCACTTCTACGCTTGGCAAGACCAACCGGATCACCCTCAGACCCCGCAGAAAGAGGGTAACGGTCAACCTCATCGCACAAAATGATGCGACACGGGCGAGATGCTAGTGATGATGGCGAATTTGCACCACAGGCCGTCACATGGCCACCAGAAAACACCTTGTGCAGCGTTGTATTGCCGCTATCTCGCGATCTTGGATCGCCAATCTTATCAAATAGAACCGATGTGTCGCGGATAGCAGGCGCTAAACGGTCTTTTGACCAAGTTTGCGCCATCTCCAGCGTTGGCTGCACCACCAGCATGGGCGCTGGGTCTTGGTGTATGTGAAAACCCACCACATTGTTGATCAATTCAGTCTTGCCAATCTGCGCACCAGTCATAAGCACGACAGTCTCAATATCCGGATCGCTGACAGCATCCATCATGCCGCGCTGATACTCAGCACGACTTGTTGACCACTTGCCTGCCTCTGCCGAACTCTCGCTGGACAACTGGCGATATGTGTCAGCCCATTCGCTGACCGTCAATTTGGGCGGGGGCTTCAATGCCCTGCGCATCGCCGCGTTCAGGTGATGCTCAAGTTTCTTCCCCTGATCCTTTTTGAGTGTATCCAACCAGTTCACTGAGTGCCTCTACGATTGATGTTTCTACAATTTGCTGAACCTCTTTCACAGTCGCAGCCGCGTGAGCCTCTGCCGCAACCTTAGTTGGGACAGATAACAACTTTGTCCTAGCCTTGGTCAACTGAGCCTCAAAATCCTTGACGATCTGGTCAATGTGTACCAGTTCACCACGGGCGATGGCGTTTTCCATCTCTTTAGCGTCAGCCTGTTCCTTCGCCAAACGGGCGCGTTCATCCTGTAAAGATAAACCATCACTGGTCATCCGACCAGCGGCAATCTCACGCAGGTGGTTCAGGTACTGCTTTGCACACTCTTCCAAAGTGTACTCGCCGCGTGGCCGCTCTTCAATCACGCCACGGGCTATAAAA